CTCTACGATAGACTAGCTTCTAGATATACAAAAGCTTTAGCAAGATCTATGTCTAATGCGAAACAAGTAAAAGCTGTGACACCTTTGATTCAAGGTCTTCCTTCAACGGATAACTTTGATTCTGGTGATGCAGTTTCTTTATTTAGTACTGAACACACAACTGTGAGCGGAACTAAAGTTAAGAATACTTTAACTACGCAAGCGGACTTGAACGAAACATCATTAGAGCAAGGCTTAATTGACATTGCTGGAATGACTGACGAACGTGGCTTGAGAGTAGCAGCTAGAGGAATGAAAATGATTGTTCCTTCGGCTAACCAGTTTGCAGCTGAGAGATTGATGAAATCTCCAGGTAGAACTGGAACAGCGGATAATGATATCAATGCTGTTGTGTCTATGGGAATGGTTCCTCAAGGATATAGAGTGAACAATTTCTTAACAGATACAGACAGTTGGTATATTATTACTGACGTGCCTAACGGAATGAAAATGTTCCAAAGAGCAGCTTTAAAAACTGCTATGGAAGGTGATTTCGATACTGGCAACGTTAGATACAAAGCTAGAGAAAGATATTCATTTGGAGTATCCGACTATAGAGGTATCTTCGGTGTTGAAGGTGCGTAACCTAAACTAATTAATGAGGCCGCCTTAAAACGGCCTCATTTTAAAAATAGAAAGAAAAAATGCGACAATTCCTAGTAAAAATATGGGCTTATGATCATTATGCTTCTTTTACAGTAGAAGCTGAAGATAATTCTGAGTCTATTGAGAAATCTATCCTTGACAAAATTGGAGAAAAGAGTATAAAGTGGGAATATATGGATGCATATAATGCTTCCATCAACAGAATAACCTATGAGGAGGTTATTAATGGTACAAGACCTGTACAAACAAAAACGGTCCTTGGAGTTGAGGTGGCAGTTGGAGTATGAGCAAGAAGGTAAATATACTCTCAATATGGTCAAAATTGATAATGCTATTAAAGACACTATCAATGAGATTAAACTCGAGGAACGAAAAATTGCAGATAGAGAAAATGCAATTCAAAATTCTGCCCCCGAAGTTTCTGTGGCTACTTAGATAAACGCCACATCGTTGAAATCGTAATTTCTTTACGGGATCCCTTGCACTTTATTAAAATTTCATATATATTTTAATCACTATACAATTAATTAAGAACGTAGACGAGTATAGTCGACGGCCTAGAGACTACGTTCAAAAAAACTAGGAGGATTAATCATGGCAAACACAACCTTTCAAGGAACAGTAAGAGCGGAATCCGGTCTTAAGGTTTCTACAAAGAGTACATCTACTGGTGCTTATACTGACTATTTCACAGTTAGTTCAGCAGGAGTTGTCGCTGTAACAGGTGCAACTACTTTAACTGGTAGCTTAAAAGCTAACGCTTCACAAAACTGGATGGGAGTTAAAAAATTCCAATCTTTTGTTGGAACTTTAGCCTCAACAAACGCAGCTACTACCGCTTATGGTGATGGAGATGTTCTTGTTGAGTTAGGAACTTTAGATACAACATTACCTTCAGGTCACGTTACTGCGAGTAAAATATTTGTAGATAAAGTATTAATTGGTGTTACAACAGCAGCAGGTCAAACACTTGTTGGTGGATTATCACTAAGTGCTACTTCAGGTACAGCGACTAATGCAGCCGTTTCATCTGGAACAGAAATTGTTGGTGCGGGTGTAGCATCATTCAACCCAAGAATTTCGGCGACAGATTCAGTAACTGAAATAGATATTAATTTAAACTCAGCGACACCGCACATATTCCACCCGAATATTGTTGCAGCTGTTGCAAAAAAATATCTATACGCATTTAGTACAACAGCAGTTAATGCAGATATTACAGCTGGTAGATTCACGGTACTTGCGGAGTACACTGTATACTAATAAATAAACTTTAATAGAGCGGGAGCCTAAGGCTCCCTCTCTCTAACAGGAGGAAAAAATGGCAGACGCAGTAACAAGTCAAACATTATCTGACGGCGATAGAGTCGCTGTTGTTAAACTAACAAATCTTTCAGATGGTTCTGGAGAAAGTTCAGTAAAAAAAGTTGATGTTTCAGCTTTAGCAACTTCATCAAGTGCTGGTGCTACGTGCACCAGAGTTCATATTACACAAATATGGTATGATATTGGTGGAATGAGGGTTGCACTAGAATGGAATGCTTCAACTAATGTTGTAGCAGTAGCTCTAGGTGGAAGCGCAGCAGCAGGTCAATCTATAGGACATATGGATTTTAGATCTTTTGGCGGCATTAAAAACAATGCTGGTGGTGGAATAGACGGAGACATTGATTTAACAACAAGTGGTCATACTAATTTAGATCATTATACTATTGTATTAGAGTTAAGAAAAACATATTAAGGAGTAGAAAATGGCTAATACTACTTCTGGAACAGTAACGTTCGACAAGACATTTGCTGTTGATGAAATTATACAAGAAGCCTACGAGCGAATTGGTATTTCAGCAGTAAGTGGTTATCAATTATCTACAGCTAGACGATCATTAAATCTCTTATTTCAAGAATGGGGTAATAGAGGTTTACATTATTGGCAAGTAGCTGAAACTAATATTGATCTAATTGAAGGACAAGCTGAATATACTTTCTATAGAGCAAGTTCAGATGGCACAAGTTCTACAACAGTTGCTCCGGCAAGTGTTTACGGTGTAGCTGATGTATTAGAGGCAACATATAGACAAAATAGAACACAAACAACTCAATCTGATGCTGCGATGACTAAGATTTCTAGATCAACTTATTCTGCATTATCAAGCAAATTATCTAAAGGAACTCCTTCTCAATTCTGGGTTCAAAGACTTATAGATAAAACTACAATTACAGTTTACCCAACACCAGACTCAACAGCAGCTTCTAAAGATATGCATATTTTTTATGTAAAAAGATTAGAGGATTTTGATTCAACTTATACAGATGCATCTAGTTCACCATATAGATTTTTACCTTGTTTAGTATCTGGTCTTGCATTTTATTTAGCACAAAAATTTTCACCACAAAGAACACAAGAATTAAAACTTTATTATGAAGATGAATTGGCACGTGCACTAGCAGAAGACGGATCTGCAGCAAGCACTTATATAACTCCGAAAAATTATTACCCGAATATATAATGGCATACTCAAGAGGAAAACACGCACAGGCAATATCAGACAGATCAGGAATGGCATTTCCATATAATGAAATGGTTAAAGAGTGGAATGGAATGTTGGTCCATGTTTCTGAATATGAACCAAAACAACCTCAATTAGAACCAAAACCACGTGGTGGAGATGCACAAGCTTTAAGAGATTCAAGAACAGACAGAACAGAAAAGGATGTAACACAGTTATTGCCCCATGATCCGTTTACCACGTACGCGGCTTCATCAGGAATTATTAATGTACATGCTCCAAGTCATGGATTAACGAATGGAGATACTTACAGATTTAGAGGAGCACCCACTGTGTCTAGTGGTTCTGGAGGATATGCAAATCCAGGATCTTTTGATGGCATAGCAGGGTCGAATATTGCAAAAGCAGCAGGGTATGCTATTACTACTGGCAAGTATGTTAGTGGCTCTAGAAATACAGATTTCACAGACGATTGGTTTTATTTCACTGTAGATACTAGTACTGCTACATCTGGATCAATAAAAGGAGGAGGGTTTCCGGTATCGGTAGGACCAGTAACTCTAGAAGCATAATGGCAGGATTTACATATTCAACACTTACAACAGCAATTCAAAATTATACTGAAGTTGGTACTTCTGTATTATCAAGTACAATTACCGATCAATTTATAGATAATTCTGAACTTAGAATACAAAGAGATGTGCCAATTGATGCAGATAGAAAAGAAGTTATTGGCAATTTAGTAGCTTCAAAAGACAATGTTTATGCTCCTGCGGGAACTTTATTTGTAAGAGGACTTCAAGTTTATACTTCAACAACTGCTGCAACGGGTGCTAACAGCTGGCTGGAAAAGAAAGATATTACATATCTAAGGGAGTATGATGCAGCTGAAACAACTACTGGCACACCAAAATATTATGCTATGTCAGGAGGAGCGACAGGAGCTGGAGCTTCTTCTTCAGGAAGAATTACAATTGTTCCAACACCTTCTTCAGGTTTTATGTATAAGCTACATTATAATGCTAGACCTTTGGGACTGAGTTCAGCAAATACTACAACTTTTTTAAGTTTGAATTTTGGCAATGGACTTTTATATGCCTGCTTGGTAGAAGCATTTAGCTATTTAAAAGGCCCGATGGATATGCTACAATTATATGAACAAAAGTATCAAACCGAAGTGCAAAAATTCGGTGGAGAACAATTAGGTAGAAGAAGACGAGATGATTATACGGATGGTGAACCACGTATACCCGTTCAGTCTCCGACACCGTAAGGAGAAACAATGGCTAATAAATATCATACTAAATTAAGAAATAAAGCATCGGCAAAACTATTTAAAATTGTTGATCCAATAGGTGCTAGAAACAAAGCTTCTAAAGAGATATTTAAAAAAGCTAAAGGTTTAAAAAAAGGTGGTAAAGTATAATGGCAACATTAACAACTAAAGTAATAGAAGAAATCACACTTAACAATAATAGTTACAACAGCGAAAGATCTTTGGATATTTCAAGTGTTAATGAAATTGTTAAAAGAATCGTAACCATTTCAACTACTGAAACAGGACTATTAGGTTTTGCTACAGCTTCTTCAACAGATTTATAAAAA